CTGATGATGATAAACGATGTGTTGATGATGTCATTTATTTAGCCATCAACCACCCCGACTGCATCATCCGCAGGCCCCGCTTCACCCAGCAGGAGGTGGAGAGGGCGAAGGCTATCAAAGTTTTGCTCCCGGAGATCAATGCAATAAAATGCGATGGTGCCCTGACGCAGTTCCTGGAAATTGTAGACGGCACATATTTTCAGAGAGAAGTAATCACCAGATATCTGTTCCCGTCTGTTGAAAAGGGTCATGTATATACCCTTGACGAGATCATCGGAGGTGCCCAATGAGAGAAATCCTTTTCAAAGCCAAGCGGCTGAGTGATGGTGCATGGGTGGAAGGGTATCTAGTCAAATACCCTTCCGCAATTCAAGTGGGAGATTGTTCGCCATGGTATATCCAAGTCCCGCCAGTTGACCCGGATGACACTGGGGGGCGATACAATGTAGACCCCTCCACGGTTTGTCAGTATACTGGGCTGACCGACAAGAACGGGAAGAAGATTTTTGAGGGGGACAGGCTGTTTGACCCACACGAAAAAAGAACTTTTGTGGTGGAGTACGATCCACTTGAAGCCGGATTCACCTTGGAAAGCAATGATGGACGGTATGTAGATTTTAACCGTGTGCCGTATAGTAAGATCATTGGCAACATCCACGACGGGGAGGGCAGCAATGATTAAACTGCTCCTTTTCCTGGGCATCATCCTGTCCATTGTCAAAGCAAATGGATGGTTTATAGTACCGATGCCTGTTTTGGTTTTCTGCTGGGTGATGAGTTTTGTTTGTTGGCTCATTTATTCGTATGCTCTTGGCGTGGGCGAAGGGGCTGCAAAAGAGATGAAGAAGAAAATTCGAGACGGGGAGGGCAACAATGTACAATGAAAATGATAAGCACTGCCGTGAGTGTATTTGTATGAGCTGTTCAGCATTCCGAAAAGATGACTGTCTGGAAGGGAAAGACATGTGCGAGAAATGCGACAACAAGAGCCACACAGGGAGCTGCCCGTGGTTTAATGACGGGGAGGGAGGACGGCATGAGGAGGTCGTTGGAGGTGCGGATGAAGTGCAATAAAGACTGCATAGCCAATGTATGCGGAGAATGTGCCGTCGAGAAATGCGAAGGACAGATTCAAAAGCTGGGCATACGGAATAACAATGCGGAAACAGCGGCTTGGACTTATAAGATTGCCGTAGATTCATTCAAAGACTATTTTGGAAAGAAGGATGCCGACCAATGAACGCCGTAGAGAACCAGATCCGGGAGCTGGTAGCTGTTGAGCTTGCCGCAGCCAATGAGCGCCTTCCACAGTTTCACTCAGCGCATGAGGGGTGGGCGGTGATTTTGGAGGAACAGGTTGAACTAGGAACTGAGTTTGACAAAATCAAGGGATATATGGGAGATATCTTTAACAAGATCATTGAAAATAATCCTGTTTCCCTAGAAATCGGGATTGTACAAATACATGCCATCAACGCCGCCTGCGAGGCCATCCAGGTGGCGGCTATGTGCCGGAAGTTTATGGAGATGGAAAATCGTGCGTAGGTATCCTTTCCCCGGAGATATGTATTCTGACGATCAGTGGGAATGGGTAGCGGCTAAACGCGCAGAGGGGTATTCCATGCGGCAGCTATCAACTTTCTTGGGGCTTAACACAGATGCGATTTTAACGGCGTTGCGGGTCCGAGGATTAGCACCACAGGAAAGACCGACGGAGCCGCTTAACAGAGACGAGTTTAACGCATTGGCGGAGGTAGATGATGCTAGATAATATTACAGCAGCTAGAATTTGCCCTAATTGCGGCAAAGAGGGAGTTGTTTATGGAAGTCATACGGTTATGGGAGGTAGAATAGAACGTCACAGGAAATGTAAATTTTGTGGAGAACGATGGGCCACAATTGAGAAGTATTACCGGCCAATCAAAAAAAATCATGAACTAGAGGTTGACAAATAGAATATCACAATATATGATCTAATGGGGAGATATAATAAAATTTAAAAATGATAAACAGTTATATGAAGGTTTTGTTTTGGAGTAATAAGTGATGGACTTGACAAAATATGAGATGGAAACTATCTACAACTACAATCAGGAAGGGCTTCTTGCCTCCTGTTACACGATGGACCGTGCCTTGATCCGCCGCTTAGATATACTTGCCGAAAAACACAAAGAAATTACTTTACTTAGAAGTGGTGAAGGAATGAGGGAATATACTTTCCCCAAGAAGTGGATTAAAGTCCGCGCGCCAAAGGAACTATCGGACGAACAGCGGGAAAACATGGCAAAGAGAGCGAGAGAGAGGTTTGGAGTTGCGAAGGTAGGTGATTAAATGTTAAAAATCATGAAAGAACTCTGGGATAAAAACAAGGATAAGCTCAGAACAGAACTGTCCTCAAGAGATGATCTGAATGAATGTAGCTATGTAGACCTTGTAAAGATTGCCTTTGATAAGATTTATAATGATGATAGCCGATTCGACAATGAGAATCTTTTTATAGACAGAGTTCACGAAATTGATGATGGCGACTATCGGGGGACTTTGATTTATCTGATCCCATTCAATTCCTACCAACCAGACCCGGAAGACTACCTCATGACTTTTGCGTGGTATGGGTCTTGTTCTGGATGTGATGCCTTGCAATCCGCGCAATCATGGGGAGACGGAAAACTAACGGAGCAACAGGTAAAAGACTTTATGAACATCTGCAAAGACTTGATCTGCAACGCTATCAAACCTTACAACTATGGATGGAGACATGATGATAGATTTGATGTCGTGGAGGAGGGTGACAACTCTGAACAAGAATGATACGACTATGGAGCAGAGGAAAGAACTTGTTAAGCGCAAGATGAAACCCCGTGGTGGAAACTCACCTGTGATTGGAGATAACGGGGTACATACTCAGCCCGGCGACAATGCTAAATATGCTGGAGTGCTTGCGACTATCTTGAAGTGGGGGCCTGTGGATAAATCCGATGTGGGCGCATTGGAGAAAAGGTTTTGGGACTTTGTGAACTATTGCATGGAGAATGATGTTAAAGTCACAAATCAGGTCACATACCTTGCTATGGGAATTTCTAAAGATGACGTTTATCATTGGGAAAATGGGCTTACACGCAGTTCTGCACACGGCGAACTCATTAAAAAAGTTAAAAATTTTTGTGCTGCCTATCGTGAAATGTTAGGGGCTGACGGCAAACTAAATCCTGTCACTTTGGTTTGGTGGCAAAAGAACTATGACGGTCTTGTGGACAAGTCCGAAGTGGTGCTTACTCCCAACAACCCGTTAGGGACTATCACCGACCAAAAGCAGCTTGAAGAGCGGATCGCCGGGTCTGTGGTGGTGGAGGAGTGACGACTATGGAAACGACTATCGACTATGCCAGCGACTATGGTGGAGAGGCCAGCGACTATCAAACGACTATGGAGGGAAAGCAAGAGACGGAAAACGACTATCGATTCTGTCCCTTGAAGCTCCACGCGCTACTATCAACTCCTGAAGCGGTTTTAGGAACATCAGACTACAGAGGCGGGGTGGAGTGCAGAAAAAATATATGCGCCTGGTGGGACGCCGACAAGTCCCGTTGCGCCGTGCTATCTCTGGCCCGCAACAAATAATAATACCCCGGCTTGCTCCTGGTGGAGTGGGCCGGGGTTGCTTTGTGCCTTGCGGGGCGTTCTGTGGGCCGCTGTGCGGCGTTTTAGTGGCCGGGAGTATATAGAGACACTGCCAGACGACAAAACCGCTCTACGGACTTGTAAATGGCCTTTACGGCGGATTTGCTTTTGGGGCTTGTCCGCCCTGCTGGACATGGACGCAAAAATGCCGCTTGCAGGCCGTAGGACGGTACACAAGCGGCGAAAAGCTGGCGGAGAGTATAGGAACATAGCCGACAATGATTGAGGCTTGGAGGGCATAAAAAACCCGCCCCAGGGCGTCCAAGGGCGGGCAGTAGTATTATGCTAATATCTCAATTACAATCGGGCCATGTATGACGATCTCCCCAGCGTCCTCGCCATAGTCCCACGAGTTGCCAGCGATTACGGCCACATGATTGCCGTAATAGTAGCCGTGTCGTTGCGCCTCGTTGATGGAGTCCCAACGCATAGCAGACACGCCGGGCAGCTCCTCGCCGGTATCGTCTCCGTTGTCCCAGATATGGGAGCGGTGGGACATAGTGCCGGGAGAAAACGGGACATCCTGGACGCGGACGCCCACGGCCTCATAGTTATATAACGCGCTGGCGGCTATATCCTCAACGCGCTGGATCATATCTGGGGACAATCTCATGTATAGCACCTCTTATTGATTGTATCTCGCCCGTTCGGGGCAGTCAAGATTTTTTGGCAAGCTCCCAAATCACCATAAGCGGGAGGAGGATAATAAACAGGATAATCAAGCGGGGGTCACCTCCTCCAGCCCCATATAGCGCCGGGCACGGTTGCCGTCGTAGTATTGTGGGCCCGTATCTTCAAGGGATTTTTCCCCGGTTTCCAGTGCGGAAAAGTCGGCTTCTGGGTTGTCCGTATTGACGGAAAGTCGGAACGCCTCGCCAGGCTTTACCCAGTAGTTGCCGAATCGGGCGGGCGGATATGCGCCGATCATGTAAAAGCCGTATTCCGGCCAATGCTCAAGCTGGATTTTAACGCCCTGCGGCGTGGTGCTGCGTTTGATGATCTCCATTGTCATTTCCTCCATTCTCCGGTGGGCGGGTCAAGCCCGCGCCACGTTGTAAATTTTCCAGTTCTTGCTTGTGCTGATTGTGTCACTTCCAGGGAGTGCAAAATCTCCTATACTGGTTTCTACGCGATCGAGATATAGCAAGCTGTTATCGTTCGCGTATTCCTCGCCGATTCGGTAAATACGATGGACATACAGGATACTGCCGCCGAATTGATAAGCCGCGCCCTCCTCTGCGTTTTCCTTGCAAAGGACGGGCAAGTGTGTGCAATCATCATCAACGACAAAGTGGATGCCCTCAGTGTAGAGCGTTGTACCGTGGCCGGGGAGAAACGCAACCCGACGGCCTTTGCGCTGTGGATGCGTTCCCTGATAGTCCATATAAACGCCCTTATAATCGGCTCCGATTCGGTCAAAGTCCGCTTTGCTGATGTGCATCATTTCCATTCTGTTTTCCTCCTTGTCATGGAGGGCCGCCCGTGGTATACTGGGCGTGCCCTGGTGGTTGGTGGTTCTTCTGCTGGGGGTTCGCCCTGGTCACTGTTGCAAGCGGTGGCCGGGGTTTTTATTTTGCGTGCAATCTATACTGCCTTACAAGATGATCTATCTCATCTAGCGTCCCGGCGCTAGCGCGATCTCTGACGATCTGGCGGGCCTTGGCGTCTTTCCAGCCAAACCAGCGGAGCGCTGCTATATAGGTCTCGTGGCTTTCCATTTTCTTTACCTCCCGGCCTGCGGCCTTGCTTTTCCCTGCCGATTGTGCTATAGTGGGGGCGACATGTGGCAGGCCATGCCGCCCCGTGTTGTGCTTTAGGCTCCCTGTGCTTTCGACGGCTGCGGGGAGCCTATTCTTTTACTGCTTGGGAATGGCTTCCCGGATGATGCGGGCCGCATCCTGCGGGTCTTTGGCTGTGGCCTCTACCAGTTTCGCCAGGGTTTCAAGGTAAGATGCTAACTCGGTCTGGGTCATGCTATCAGTCTCCATTTCGTGTACCTCCTGCCCGGTAGATTCAGCGCGGTTTCCCTTGCTGTGATTATAATATATCATCCTTGAGTGATTATGTCAATGCCTATTTTCACTTTTTGGTGATTTATTTTCTGTTCGTCCGTGTGTCCGCTTAATCCTACCTTTTCGGACGCGATCTAAGCCGAGCTAGGTACACCGGCGGGGGATATCCGCCGGAATAAGGTAGATAAGTTAGTGCTGTCAGTAAATTTTTCAGAAAAAAGGCTTGACACGCTTCACTCTAAAGTGTATAATCACGATAAAGTGAGGTGACGGAAAGATGACACAGAAAGAGGCCATCGAGGCTTTACTTAAACAAGAGGGAAAGACGAAGGGGTGGCTTGCTGATAAGTTGGGAGTAAAGCAAAATGCGATTAGTCAGATGCTAAAGCGTGGAAATATCACGGTTGATACGCTTTATCAGATTTGCGAGATTTTAGAGTATGAGATAACGATACAGCCCAACCGAAAGCCTGGGGCAAGGCCGAGCAAGCAAATTGTGATAGAGGGGAGGGAAAGGAAGAAATGAAATATGCTTATATCCGAGTGTCTACAAAAGACCAAAACCTTGACAGACAGTGGGAGGCCATCAAGGGCATTGATGCGGATGAAGTATTTGCTGATAAGCGGAGCGGGAAAGATTTTGACAGACCTGAGTATCAAAAAATGCTCGAAAAATTAAAAAAGGACGATCTGCTCTATGTAAAGAGCATAGACCGTCTCGGCAGAAACTACGACGAAATTTTGGAACAATGGCGAGTGCTGACTAAAGAGAAAGGTATAGACATTGTGGTGCTGGATATGCCCCTGCTGGACACACGCAGAGGGAAAGATCTGTTGGGGACATTTTTGAGTGATATTGTGTTGCAGGTACTTTCCTTTGTGGCGGAGAATGAGAGGGTCAATATCAAGCAGAGGCAGATGGAGGGGATAGCGGCAGCGAAGGCGAAGGGCGTGAAGTTCGGCAGGCCAGAGAAAGATGTGAAGTGCGTTTTGCTTGATGGAGAAACGGTCAGAGCCGCTTGTGGGCGGCTTGGAGTGAGTAAGACATATTGGTACGAAAAACAAAAAGACCGCCGCCCTCGGTCAAAAGGAAGCGGCGATCTGAATGAGAACACACCAGAGGCGTGTTGACAAGGATAATATAGCACACACCTTCTAAGATTGCAAGGAAGATATGGTCGGGAGAGTGGTACTATGATGATAGAATCTATAGTTGCAATTACAATTGCAATAATATCTATTTCCATTTCCATCTTATCTTTTGCGCACACAAAGAGAGAATTATATGTCAGAACGATAACTGATAAACGAATTAAAAACATGGAAACTTTGACAGGGTTTTTACAGAATTTTATTGAAAGCTACTCGAAAGGAGACATTGAAGAAGCAAAAAAAACAAGGTGCTTTATTGCCATGTATTTTAGCCCGGGCAATTCGGCGCAAAGTGCCGTGCTGATGAAAATTGACAAGATAATACAGACTATGAAGGTTGGAGAGCAAAATGATATTATTAATGTCTACGGATTAATAGAAACTTCACAAATTATGTTTAAAAATATCTGGGAAGAGTCTAGAGCAGAAACATACAGCAGAAAGTTTAGGAAAAACAAATTTAATCAGGGGTATAATGAAAAAAGCTTTTAAGAGCAAATACCAAAAATTCTACACAAAAAAGGCGGATATGATGGACTGGATCAAATGCACTGATAGGATGCCGCCGGATATGGAGCCGGTGATGGTGACGGTAAGATGGGCTGGCAAGAAGAAGGTTTTTTCTAATTACAGATACTTAAAAGAATATGAAGCCTAGCAGTTTCAAGATAAAATGTTTGAGGAATGGAGTCCAATAAATTCCGTATTTAGAGGAATGATAGTTACTCACTGGATGCCGTGGCCAGAACCGGCGGAGGATTGATGATATGCACAAACTGACGAACAAGCAGTACGAGGAATACATGAAGATGATCCGGGATAAGGAAGAAGGGCGACTGCTCACCCCGGATGGCTTACGGATGATATGTTCGGCAAACAAGTATGACCCGGAGAAGATAGGGCTTCACATGCTGGCGGTGTTGGCGAATTGGAATAAGGTGGATGTATAGGAGGTAAAATGAGAGAAGTTGCAGGGGAATATAATACCGCTAAGATTTTTACAGATGTTGTTGACGATGCTTCCATTGCACAGGTTAAGGAATTGTGCGATCAAGAGTTTTGCACTGGAAGTAGAATTAGACTGATGCCTGATATTCATGCTGGAGCTGGATGTACTGTTGGGACTACAATGACAATCAAGGATAAGGTTGTGCCAAACCTTGTCGGGGTTGACATTGGCTGCGGAATGGAAACCGCTAAAATCAAAGAATCCAATCTTGATATGGAACGGCTTGACAATGTTATTCGAGAGAAAATACCGGCAGGGTTTGAAATAAGGTACAATGCACACAGGTATTTTGACCGAGTAGATTTATCGGCTTTGCGCTGTGCGGATAAAGTTGACTTAGAAAGAGCGAAAAAAAGCGTCGGGACATTGGGCGGCGGCAACCACTTCATCGAAGTTGACCGGGATGAACAAGGGCGACTCTACATCGTAGTTCATTCTGGCAGTAGGCACTTGGGATTGGAAGTTGCAAAGTATTATCAAGAGGCTGGATACAAAAAATTATCCGACAAAAACGATGGCCTTGAAAAACTAATAGAAGAATTAAAAGCTGCTGGTAGACAGAGAGAAATCCAACAGGAAATCAAAAGATACAAGTCTGAATATAAATGCGATATTCCTAAGACGCTTGCCTATGTTGACGGGGCTTTATTTGATGACTACATTCACGACATGAAAATAGTCCAAAGGTTTGCTGAAATTAACAGGCAGGCTATGATAGACGGGATCGTGTCTGGAATGGGAGTTCATGTTGAAGATCAGTTTACGACAATTCACAATTACATTGACACTGACAGCATGATACTTCGTAAGGGTGCTGTATCTGCCAAAAGCGGTGAGGTTTTGCTTATACCTATTAACATGAGGGACGGAAGCATTATCGGAATTGGCAAAGGAGATGAAGATTGGAATTGTTCCGCTCCGCATGGTGCTGGACGCTTAATGAGCCGGGCGAAGGCTAAAGAGAGGTTTACCGTTGCAGAATTTGAGAAGCAGATGAGTGGAATTTATACCACATCAGTCAATCAGGAAACGCTTGATGAATGCCCGATGGCTTACAAGAGTATGGAAGCAATCACGGAGAATATAGAGCCAACAGTTAAAATTTTGAAAATCATCAAGCCAGTATATAATTTTAAGGCTGGTGGAGATTAAATATTGCACCCCGCCACAGGGCGGGCGTATATAGTGCCAAGTGCCTCTCCAAATGGAGCGAACAGTGCCAAGTGCCTTTTATCTTAAGGGATAGGAGGCACTTTTTTCATGGAAATTCGGGAGTTGGTAGAGAGGGCATTTCAGAGGGATTTGTCCGACCCGTCTGCGCTATTTGATGCATTTGATTCGATCAGATTGTTGGAGCCAGAGGATTTTAAGCTGGCTCATGAGAAAAACAAAGAGGTACGTCGGCTGTCTGCAAAATTCGCCGCAGAACAAAAAAGCCTCCGTATGTTCGAGTTGAACAAGCGGAGTCTGCTGTTTGATGCGCCGTATGATTTTGATGCGGCGATAAGATATGCTGAGTGGGATAGAGAACCGAAGAAAAAGTTCTATATGCCACGCAGAAAGCAGTTGCTTCCGGTTGTTCAAGCTATGCAGCGGCTATCTGAACGGAAGATACGCATTTTGGGTGTTATGGCTCCCCCAGGCGTCGGGAAGACCACCATTGAATTGATGTTCATGGTGATGGAGGGGTTAAAGAATCCGGATTTAAGTATTCTGATGGGTTCGCACTCAAACTCATTCCTACGTGGGGCTTATGAAGAAGTTGGGCGGATGTTAGACCCCAAAGGGGAGTATTTGTGGAAAGATATTTTTCCATCTGTTCAAGTTTGCAAAACAAACGCCCAAGACATGCGAATTGATCTTGGAAAACGAAAGCGGTTTGAGACCTTTGAGTTTTCGTCTATAGGCTCTGGTAACGCGGGCAAAGTACGCGCCTCGAATCTTCTGGTAGCAGATGACCTTGTACCTGATATCGAGTCCGCAATGAGCAAAGAGCGCATGGACAAGCTCTGGCAGCAGTATTATACAGACCTCATGCAGCGTATGATCGGAGATTGTGTCCAGCTTCTTGTCCAAACACCTTGGACGTTGCATGACCCCATTGACCGACTTGAACTAGCCCATGCAGAAGACCCGCTGGCAGAGTTTATCCACCTACCCGCTTTGGATGAAAATGATGAGAGTAATTTTGATTATCCGTATGGGCTTGGGTTTACCACGGCATTCTATCACAATCAAAGAGATGTTATGGACGATGCTTCCTGGAGGGCACTATACATGACTCAACCCATTGAGCGTGAAGGACAGCTCTACAATGAGGATGAGCTGCGCAGGTATTTTGAGCTTCCTGATGGGAAACCAGATGCAATCCTGTTTGTCTGCGATACGAAAGACAAGGGAACTGACTACTGCGTCATGCCAATTTGCTATCAGTACGGAAATGACTTTTATTGTGAAGACGTAGTATGCGACAACAGCAATCCAGAGGTTGTAGAGGCTCGGTTGGTCTCGAAACTCGTTCAGCACAAGGCTCAGATGGGACAGTTTGAAAGTAACAGCGCCGGTGGGAAAGTGGCGGAGAAAGTGCAGAAAGAAGTCAAAGAGGCTGGCGGAATTGCAAAAATCACGACGAAATACACTACCTCAAATAAGGAAACTCGGATAATAGTAAATAGTCCGTTTATTAAGGATCGTGTGCTATTCAAGGATAATTCTGTCATAAAAAAGGACAAGGAATATAGGCGGATGTTGAATTTCCTTTGTAGTTACACAATGGCGGGGAAAAACCGCAACGATGATGTCCCTGATGCGTGGAGCCTATTTGCCGAATATGTCCAACAACTTGAGGGAAACAAGGTTGAAGTATTTAAGCGGCCATTTTAAAATCTCGAATAACATCCATTAGACACATATAGATATATAGGTTGTTATCTTAACAACGATTGATGTATAATATATTTGGGTAAACATAATTATCCAATTTTTCTCGCCTTTTGGGCTATGACCAACCACGGCCCAAAGGACAACCCACTTCCCCGGCAGGGCATCTAGTAAGCAGATATTAAACGGAAAGGAGAGCCTCTCTTGTACGTTTCCTGCCGGGGGACTCCCTTCACGTTAACCTGCTCCAGAGTTTCGCAATCGAAGCCGACACGTGGAGCAGATAACGACTGAGCGGTGGCGGAACAGGTAGACGCGAGTGGTTCAGGTATGAGAACCCCGTAGAGTGTGCGCACACGAAGCGGAAAAGATGCCATGTGAGGTGCAAATCCTTACCCGCTCAATATATGCCGCAGCACGATGCAGCCCACAATCAGGGCAGGAGGGGCGCGCCCTCCATGCGGCAAAGTAAGCTGCCTCAAAGTACACGAGGCTGACGCTGGAAAGACAGCCTCTGTGTGCCGACACATAGAAAGCGGCTGCGCCCGGCGGAACGTGTAGAGACGGAATCCGCCACAGTGGTTCGGCCCAGCGGCATTGCGACGCTGTATCCTAGGTGGCCTTACCGCAAAGCGCTATCCCGCTGAAAACTGCATTTGCCGCTGAAAGGCTTCGGCTCCCGACCATATTGGATTTGGCTACGGCGATGGACAGATGTGTGACAATTAAGCGGGAAGCGCACATAAACGGCCAGATAGCTCAATGGCAGAGCGGGCGGCTTTGACCCGCAGGATAGTGGTTCGACTCCACAGCTGGCTACCAGAATTGCGGCGTATCTCTCCGGAGTACGCTTGCCGGGGCGGATGCGTCCAAACCGGCTATATGTTGCCTCGCAGTTGCGAGAGACGGGAGAGGTGCCAAAGACCGAAAGGAGTCGTCCATTGAATGAAGATTGACATTTATTGTCCTGTTTGCGCTGCCGCCGGTATCAATCATGGCAAAGGGCGGCTTTTGATGCAGGTGGATAGCAAGGCAGTTGGTATTGTTTACCCATACTGTAAGGCTTGCAAGAAGAACATTAAAATCGAATTGAAAGGCGAAAAGAGCGCCTGAAAATATATAGTTTAGTGCCAAGTGCCTCCGGGCAATGCCTGGACGAAGCGTGCCAAGTGCCGATCAGTTACCGAGGAATCCTCGGTAGTTGGTCGGCATTTTTGTTTGTCTGGAGGTGACAAGGTGACGGAAAACGATACTGTTCGGGCCATATCCGAGTGGCCGGTTGATGGCCTGACTGGTCGGCGCAAAATCTACACCGCAAAAAAGAAAGTCACCCCGGAAAACGTGGTGGAAGTGCTGGGTAAGGCGCTGGCCGTACATCGCATGAACAGGGTGGAAATGTCCTATTTGTATGACTATTACAGAGGCAAACAGGACATCCGGCTGAAAGATAAAATCGTCCGCCCGGAGATCAACAACAAAGTGATGATTAACCGGGCGAATGAGATTGTCACCTTCAAGACGGCCTATCTTCTTGACGGCCCGATCCGCTATGTGTCCAATGGTGGAAAGGACGATGTATCCGCCAGCGTGAATACACTGAATGAATATATGCGTGCCGAGAGCAAGGACACTCTCGACAAGGAACTGGCAGACTGGATGCACATTTGCGGTGTGGCGGTACGCATGGTACTCCCTGACGAAGCCGGAGAGGAAGACGGGTCCCCCGCCTCAATCTATACACTTGACCCGAGGGCAGCGTTCTGTATCTACCACAGCGGTGTCGGGCAGAAGAAGGTCGCCGGTGTGTTGGAACAGGTAGACGAGGAGGGCCAGCCATACTTCTGCGTGTACACCCCTGAATGGTATTTCGAGGTGCAGAACGGCCAGACTACTAAGCAAGAGGCTCGCACCATCCCCTATATCCCCATTGTGGAATATGTGAACAACGATGCCCGCATGGGGGCCTTTGAACCAGTCATCCCCATTCTGAATGCCATCAACATGATTGAATCCAACCGGCTTGACAGTATTCAGGATTTTGTCAACGCCTTTGATGTATTCCAGAATTGTGAGTTGGAGAACGGCCAATACAAGGAACTGGCAAAGGGCGGCATGGCAATTACCATCAAAAGCATTCAGGCTGGAATGGAGGCCAAAGTCTACCGAATTGCCTCTGAACTGAATCAGACCAACACGCAGACCATTGTGGATGATCTGGAGGACGCATACCTAACCATCTGCGGTATGCCGAACCGGAATGGAGGCTCTTCTACCAGCGACACCGGGCAGGCAGTCATTTACCGGGACGGCTGGTCTGCTGCCGAGAGTCGGGCCAAGGACACGGAAAAGACCTGGGAGCGGTCGGAACGGGAGTTCCTGCGGCTGGTGCTGTATATTTGCCGGGAAACTGGCGATTTAGGTTTGCAGCTATCCGACATTAAGCCGGAGTTCACCCGCAAGAACCTGTCCAATATCCAGTCCAAGGCGCAAGTTCTAGCGGAGATGCTGAACAATAGCAAAATTCATCCGAAGTTGGCGTTCCAGTACAGCGGGCTATTCAGCGACCCAGAGGAGGCTTACCGTATAAGTTCCCAATATGCCGAGGAACAGCAACGCAAGATGGAGCGGAGTTTGAGAGATGAACTGAATACCAACAGGGACACAAATATAACTGTGGAGGAAAGAAACAATGATGTCTCCGTTTCGGAATGACCCGTTCAGCATGGTATATCAAGCATTTCAGAACCTTTATCCTGGAAAAGAGTGCGAGTGCTACTTTGAGCCTGACTTGAAAGCAGACGATGGAGACAAGGCGTATGGTCTCACAAATTTCTGCGATGATGGAGAAATTCAAATTTTAGTAGACCCGAATGTGGACATTGAAAACGCAACAGAAATTTTTGCACACGAACTTGCACATGTAGCCGTTGGATATGACGCTAAACATGGCCCGGAATGGGATGCCGCTTTTGATGCAATTCTCGATGAATACAACCGCATAGGGGATGAACTGTTTGGAAAACAAAAACCCTTATGACCTCACCGATAAAGCCATCGACCTTTTGAATAGGAGGGCGGTCAAGCGGTTTGAGGACGCCAAAGACGAAGCGGCGCTGGCGAAATTTGATGAACTCAATGTGCTGGAAGTCACCCGAACACTGTATCAAGACCTCGCCCATGATAATCAGGAAATCTTTCTTGAACTGGCGCAAGAGCGGTATCAGGAGACCGAACCGCACGGAAAGGAACCACCTGATTTAGCGTGGTTACTGGCATTGCTGGCGGCGTACAACGCTGTGACGAAATACCAGTATTCCCACGAATGGGAGCGCAAGCGTGACCGCACAGCGGAGGCTATTAACTCGACCACCGCAAAGGTCACAGAGTTTCGACGGGGCCTTTCCTACTGGGCGCAGATGACGGAATGGTATGCGGTGGAAGTCACAGACCAATCCACACTGAAAGCATTTCAAGACAGCGGTGTGCGCTATGTGAAATGGAACACCATGAATGACGGGCGTGAGTGCTCCGCTTGTAAGGAACGAGACGGGAAAATTTATCCCATCCGGAGCATACCAAGCAAGCCCCACCCTGGTTGCCGGTGCTGGTATACCCCGGCGGAGAAAAAGTGAATTTAAGCGGCCCAGCCGTTTGAATATGGCCCCAGAGAAGGGGCGGTACAAATCTCCCAACAGCGAGAGAACGCTTAATAACCCAAAAACATAGTGAGAGAACACTTACAAAACCCAAAAGGAGAATTTACATGAAGATTTCCACCGACAGCATCCAGGGCTTCGCGGAAATGAGCGACGCCGACAAGGTTACTGCCCTGCTGGGGCTTGATGTGCCTGACCCGGTTGATCTGAGCGGCTATGTGAAGAAAGAAGTTTTCGATGCCAAGGCTACCGAGGCGGCCAACCTGTCCAAGCAGCTCAAATCCAAGATGACCGATGACGAGGCCGCAAAGGCGCAGGCTGACGCTGACCGCAAGGCGCTGGAGGACAAGTACACCGAACTTCTGCGCAAGTCCACTATTGCCGAGCACACCGCCCGCTATATCGCCATGCCGGGCTATGACGAGAAGCTGGCCCGCGAGACAGCAGAGGCGCTGTTTGACGGCAAGATGGATGTGGTCTTTGCCAATCAGCAGAAAGCCAACGCTGCCTATGAGAAGAAGTTGCGGGCTGATCTGGTGAAGCAGGACCCGAAGCCTGACGGTGCTGGTGGTGGAGAGGGCGGCAAGGATGAGGCCGTGGAGTTTGCCAAGAAACTGGGCAAGCAGCGGGCCGATGCCCTCAAAAATGCAAACGAAGGTTTGAAACATTACTTTTGATTGAAAAGGAGAGAAACAGATGAAGTTTACCAAGACTTCTGTTGGCGGCACCGTTGAGATTCTGGCCGCTGACGATTTTGTGGCGATTCCCATTTGTGTCACAGAAGCCGCTGCTGTCCCTGCCGGTATGCCCATGACCGCTGCAGGCAAGAAGGTGGCCGCTACCTCTTATGCTACCGCTGTTGGTATGCTGCTGTATGATGTGGACCCGACTGAGAATCCCAATGGTGCTCTGCTGGTACAGGGAGTTGTGGACAAGAAAAAGATCGAGGACCATGCAAGTATTACGCTGGACGCCACTTTCGACGTGCCCGGCATTATCCTGCGGGACAACATTGGCGTGAACGAGTAAGGAGGGATACATAATGGATTTGAGAGAAGTTTTTACTCCCGCTGCGATTGCGGCAAACTGGACTGAGGTTGCCTCAAACCAGATTCCCTACCTGGGTGCTACGCTGTTCCCCGCCCGCAAGAAGGCTGGTCTTGACTTGTCCTGGCTGAAAGGCTCCCGTGGGCTGCCTGTCTCTCTGATGCCCTCCGCATTCGACACGAAGGCCACCTTCCGTGATCGGATTGGATTTGAGAAACTGGAGACCGAGATGCCTTTCTTCCGCGAGGGCTATAAAATCAAAGAGAAGGACCGCCAAGAGATGCTGCGGGTACAGGAGTCTAGCGACCCCTATGCTGCCGAGGTGATTGCCCGTGTATTTGACGATACCCGTGACCTTATTGACGGCGCGAACGTTGTTCCTGAGCGCATGATTATGCAGCTGCTGTTCCCTGAGGGTGGCGATGTGGGTATTGCGATCAAGGCAAATGGCGTGAACTATACCTACAAGTATGATACGGACGGCTCCTGGAAGACCTCTAACTACACCGCACTGACTGATACAGCCACTTGGGACAAGCCCTCTACGGCTGATCCCTTTGCGGCATTCAAGACGGTCAAGGACGCTATCCGTTCTAAGACTGGCACTGAACTGACGGTCTCGATTATGAACTCCTATACCTTCAATCTACTTGCTAAAACGGACGCCGTAAAGAACCGCTACTTGACCACCAACGGCCTGTCTCTTGGCTATCTGACCGACGCCGAAGTAAAGGCGGTTGTAGAGTCCACGTCCGGTCTGCGGATTGCAATTTACGACAAGCAGTTCCGGGACGAGGACAAGGTTGCCCATGCATTTGTGCCCAATGGCTATGTTTGTTTGATTCCTGACGGTGCTCTTGGTAGTACTTGGTATGGCACCACTCCCGAGGAGGCAGACCTTCAAGGAGCCTCCGGCGCCGAAGTTTCCATTGTGAATACAGGCGTTGCGATTACCCGTATTCTTCAGGAGCATCCTGTAAATATCAACACCTTTGCGTCTGAAATCGTCCTGCCCTCCTTCGAGCGCATGGACGAGGTGGCGGTGCTCAACGTCCTGGGGGAATAATCGGGTCTGACACTCTAACCATTTTCCCCGGCAGTCAGACCCTATTGGGGAAGCAGGTGTCCGAACTGGTAGGAGATGACCTGAAGGTATATGCTGACGGGTTTGTCACGGGTACATTCCATCATGTGACTGGTTACTCTGAGTTCAGTTCTATCCCTGGAGAAGACAGTGGGTACTATTTCCCGTTTCACCTGACGAAAACTGGAAGCAAGATGACCTTTAAGAAAAATGGGGTTCCAACCAAACAGGGCATCGCATTTGACCCGGACATTATTTTCCGGGTAACAAAGGATGACACCTTTGAAGTCCTTGTGGATGACAGCAGTGTTGTGAAGTTCAATTTTGCTGGGGCCACATTTGAGAGCTAAAAAAGCGGGAGGCAGCATGAAGTTTATTCCAAATTACCGCGTGTGTTATGGCGGTCGGTTTTATGAGGCTGGGGATCAATTTCCTATCAAGGCCGACGACGCGGATATGATGAAGCGGCACGGGACGGTGTTGGATGAACCGACGCCGCCTCCCGCTGCTGAACGAAGGGCCGGGAGACCGAGGAGGGGGAATAATGGACAACTTAGCGAGATTGAAACTCCGAACCGAAGAGGTTGACGAAACTGTCTTGCAAGATTGCCTAGAGAGCGCAAAGTCAGCGATTATGGCCCGACGTTACCCTTTTCAAGAGTGGCCGGAGGAACTGGAGAGCCGGTATTTGGATTTGCAGTTCAGGGTAGCTCTTGCAATTTATAACAAGCAGGGCGGCGAATTTGAGACCGCCCACACGGAAAACGGTGTGTCCAGGTCTTATGGTTCTGAGGGTATTCCACAAGAGTTGCTTTTGGAGGTTACTCCGATGGCAAAAGTCACAAGTTGATATTGCTGGGGGACAGCGGTTAGCTCCCGTTGGCGCACCTGCATTGCGCCTAACCCCTTCAATATACCTATGCAGGAGGTAAAAATGGGAAAATTTGTTGATTTAACTGGCAAGAGATTTGGGATGCTCACAGTTCTGTCACAGGCTGATAAAAACAAGTGCAACCATATTGTCTGGCTCTGCAAGTGTGACTGCGGGAACACAAGTCTTGTAGAAAGCGGATCTCTTATCGGTGGGAGAACAAAATCTTGTGGTTGCTTACAAGAAAAATATCTGCACGCTCGCAAAATTGGGAAAAGAACACACGGAAAATCACAATCCAGACTTTATGCAGTTTGGAAAGGCATGAAGCAAAGGTGCAACGATCCCAATAGCGACAATTATTATAGATACGGTGGTCGCGGTATATCTGTTTGTTTTGAGTGGGAGTCTGATTTTACTGCATTTGAAAAATGGGCTATGGAAAACGGCTATGATGAAACAGCTCCACAAGGTAAATTTACAGTAGATAGGATTAACAACGACGGGAATTACGAACCATCAAACTGTAGGCTTGTGGATATGAAAACGCAATATCATAATCGAAATTTGCCAAAGTCCATTAAAGAAATTTCTGAGGAACACGGATTAACGTACGATGCGGTACGCCAGAGAATGAAGAAAGGCGCAAGCATAGAAGACGCGCTCAAAAAGCCGCTTCGGAAGAAAGTGAGAGTCCTAATTAACGGACAGTACAAGACTGCAAAAGAGCTTTCCAAAGAAAGCGGAGTTCCAGAACCGACGATATACTATAGAGTAAAAATCGGGTTATCTGGAGAAGACGTTATTCGTATGTAAGGGGGATGATTGTTTTCAGAAATTTAATGATTAACTGTCAGCCTGTATTCTTCAAAAACCTCATTGGAACAGAAGAATTGATGGATGAATTTGGTAACAGCCTCGGAAGTTACCTCCCCATTTACAGCGAATTGAAATCCACTATGCTCTGCGTCTCCCCTAACAAGGGCAATTCTGAGGTGGAACAGTTTGGCTCTCTGGAGGATTACGACCGGACGGCTACCACCGCCGACCCGCATTGCCCCATCGATGAGAACTCCGTGCTGTGGGTAGACGGGGCCGATACAGACGGCCCGTATAACTACATCGTAAAGCGGAAAGCCCCGTGGAAAAATTCTACGCAGTACGCCATAAAGAGGGTCACTGTGTCGGAGTACGAGGCAGAAAAAAACCTGTTCGAGCAGAAAGCAAAAGCGGAGGCCGCCTATGCCGACCATAAAACTGAAACTGAATACGGACTTCATCAATCAGGCGTTGAAGGAAGTCAAGGCGTACCAGAAGAAAGTTGAGCAGGCACCGAAAAAGCTGATTGAATACCTGACAGCGCAAGGCGTTGAGATTGCCAAAATGAACGTGTCTGACATGAACGCCTACGACAGCGGGGAGTTGTACAACAGCATCCACGCCGAGCAAAAGTCTGGTGTTGGGTATGTCATAGCGGACGCTGCCCATGCCGCTTTCGTGTGCTTTGGCACCGGCATCGTGGGAAAGAACAATCAACACCCGAATATCGCAATCGCTGGGTGGAAGTATGACGTGAACGACCACGGAGAACTGGGGTGGTGGTACATTGGACGTGATGGGCGGGCGCACTGGACCAAAGGTATGCCGTCCAGGCCATATATGTACAACACGGCACAGCAACTCAGACAAATGGTCATCCCGGCGGCAAAGGAGGCGTTGAAGTGATTGACGTGGAGAGCCTGATATTCAGTCAGGTCGCAGAAGCCCTCCGGGTGGCTTTTCCAGGAATATTCGTTAGTGGCGAATATGTAGATACCCCCGCCAAATTTCCCGCTGTTACTATTGTGGAGAGCGATAATGCGATAGTACAGCGAATGCGAACGGCCAACATTGAAAATGCCGCAACGCTGATGTATGAGGTAAATGTTTACACCAATACCGTCGGCTACAAGAAGTCCGAGGCAAAAGACATTATGGAAGCCGTTGATGGCGAATTTTCCAAACTGGGATTTGCGCGGACAATGTGCAATCCTATTTCAAACCTGAGCGACGCCACGATCTACAGAATGGTGGCAAGATACACAGCCACGGTAGACAAGGATTTGTGGGTTTACCGTGCAGACTAATTCAGAAAAGAGGTAATTTACTATGGCAAGTCCCAGACTTTCTACTGCTGGAATGACACTTCAGTATGCCGTTGAGACTTCTGCGGGTACTCGCCCCACTACCGGCTATACCAAAATCCCGGAAGTAAAGTCCATGCCCAGCTTCAATCCCAGCCCCAACACCATTGACTCCACCACCCTGGAGGAGACCGAGTACATGACCTACGTCCAGGGCCTCAAGGACCTGGGCGGCGCTCTGGAGTATGGCGCTAACCTGACCGAGGACCTGATTGATGCGTGGGATACTCTGATGGGTGCTTACGATACAGCCGTTGAGGGCGGAAAGCAGGTGTGGTTTGCGGTGGTTCATCCGCAGCTGGCAGATGCTACTTACTTCGTTGGCACCCCGGCCCCCCTTGGCCTGAACGAGGCAAGCGTCGGATCCATGCTGGAAACCACGCTTTATATCACGCCAAATAGTGCCCCTGTGATGGCGGCAAAACCCACCGAGGGACCCTGATTAACAATCTTTAGGAGGCATACAAATGAGCGAAAAGACCATTGATATTCAGGACATCGTAAAGCCTGCCCGCCTGACTGATGATAAGACCGGGCAAGTTTATGTCCTGGATTTTTCTCGTGAGAGTATTGTATTTGCTGAACGTAACAAATTCAAGCTGGAAGATGCCATTGAGTATCCTGTTACTGGCATGAGGGACCTGTTCTACTATGCGTTCCGCAAGAACCACCGGAATATCTCTAGGGAAAAGACAGACAAGTTGATCGAAAAGTGGGGCGGCGGCATCCCGGAGGAACTGGTCAAGCGGCTTATCCAGTTATACCAACAGGCCCTTGCGTCCAATTCTATCGTTGTTGACGAGGACGCCGCAAAAAACTCCGGACTGACTCTGGAGCTGTAAAGGGTCCGGAGTCATTTGAAGAACTGTTCGTGCGTGACTGTTCGTATTATCTCTCTATCGGTATGACATGGGAGCAATACTGGAACGGAGACGTGTGGATGGTGAACATTTATAGGGAGGCTGATAGACGTCGTATGGAGCGAACAAATGCGGAGTCCCATTTGATGGGAATGTACATTTATGAGGCTTTGTGCGACGTCTCCCCTATTCTTCGTGCCTTTGCTAAAAATGGTGCAAAACCAATAGAGTATCGAACGGAGCCATATCCTTTGTTTGGGAAAGATAAGCCCGAAGAGAAATCTGAACAGCAGGAAGAGCGGAACGCATTGTTTGCAAAGGCGTATATGAGCCAGATGGTAAGGGCCGGAAAGAGCTGGGGGAAGAAATAGCGTCCCCGTTGCACCTTGAAAACTTCATAGAGATAGCGGAGATTTTGATTGTCTCCTCCTTTAGATTGTGGTAATATTTGGAGAGGGGGAGAGATTTTATGGATATTTTACTTAATATTTTACTTGCATTAGCTATCATTGCTCTAATCGCTTGTGTGGTTTATTTGATTGTGGCAAAAGGTGACGATGACGAAGAACCGGTTTCTGAGTCAATTGCACCTTTTCAAGAACAACGAGACACGAAAAGAGATTATACAATTGAAACGAATCCACAATATAGTCAGGAAAATACTAATGAACCTATTGAACATTATCAGGTGGCTTTTGTCCGTGAAAAAAGCTCTTATCCGGCAATCAATACCATTAAAATAGAGATTATTGTAGATGGTACAAAACTCTCTGAAATAGCCGCGGGAGAAAGGCTGGTTGTATCCCTTACAAAAGGACATCATACTGTAACCTTTCAGCGAGTACAAAAACGGGGGAAAACAATACCTTTTAATGTGGGCGAAAACGGAGCAACGGCAATTTGTGTCTTACGGAGCGAGTTTAGTGGTGTTTTTGTTGATGTAAAAATAGTAAACACGTTGGCGGAAACTCAGAACGATGAAGGCCACTCGTCTCAAGAGAAAACATGGTGGAATCAAATTCCTCTTTTGATACGCATAGCAATCTGGATATTTGCCATTGGAATTTTGCTGCAGTTTATTTTTGGATTCGGTCTTGGCTTATCTATTGGACTTTCATAAAACTCTTTGCTCTCTGGTTCAAAAGAAGCGTAGGTGGGGTGAATGGTGAGGAAATGAAAAAGCTGATTGTTTACATGTTTGTTGGGCTTATTTTAGTTGGGCTGGTTGGGTGTTCTGGTAATGATTACACAGAAAATACTGTTGAAATCGGCAAAGACAACGAGGAAATGAATAATCAAATTGCAGAAACAGATGGAAACGCAGAAATTTCAACATTACAAGGAAGTAATGATGAAAACAGATTTTCTTCACAAGTGATTGAAGCGGCTAAAGAATGCTATAATTTAACACTAGATTATACAAACGGCGTATTAGCATTTTCGGACGCAAAAGCAAAGGTTGAAAATATCATAGAAGAATACAAAAATACAAATCTATCAGATATTCCGGAGTTCAATAGAATTGTTATTTTCTTTAACGCAAATACTGATGAACCGGGGAATGAATATCTTTACAATGGTTTGATAGAGCTTCAAAAATTTTTGTATCCCAACGAGAAGTCTCTTCCTAATTATACAATATTAGAAGGAGCCGAACTATATGATGATAGAAATATAGCTATTGCATATAAGGGTATGGTGGAGTATGAAACGGTGTATGCCGCTGATAATCTGGATGTTCCAAAATCTGCAATAGTTTTTTCTGTTATCAATAAAACGGGCCAAAATCTAACAATTGGATTTTTTGACTTGCATGTAAATGGGGTTGATAGTGGACATATCACAAGCCATTCAATATCAGCAAATCAAGAAAATCTTGTTGAGGTCAGATTTGATGAATTGCCAGAAGTAGTAGAAGATATACATGCAAGTGGGAACATCATGTTTGATGATTACTCAACCTCAGATTTTAAGTTCTGAAATTTAATGATCGCCCTCCGCTTAGGAATAGGCGGAGGGCCGTTTTATTTCTAGGCGTATCGAGGTTTCCGCTATCTCTATGAAGTTTGAGGTAGCGGAATTTTATATTTTAGTGCCAAGTGCTTTATTGCCAAGTGCCAATATAGAAAGGTGGTGGCAATATGGCCGTAGATATTGATAGCCTGCAAATTGAAATCGAGGCGACGTCCAGTGATGCAGCAAAGAAGATTGAGGCGCTTACTACTGCATTGACCGGGTTAAAAACTGCGGCTAAAGGAGGGGCAGGGCTTACAACCACCACAAAGCAGTTAAAGGCACTTTCGGAAGCAGCAAAGTTAATCAATGGCGCAAATCTGAATAGTGGAAAAATAAAAGAGTTCATGGCTGCAATGAATAGCTTGGCTGGTATCCAAAAAGCAAGCGGCCTTTCCTCCGCGATCAACGCACTAAAGAAACTTCCTGAGATTAGTGCATCGCTCGAAAAGACAGACCTTGGTAAATTCGCAAAGCAGATGGAGCAGGTGGCCGCTGCTGTGCGGCCGCTAGCGACAGAAATGCAGAAGGTATCCAATGGATTTTCAGCATTTCCGATCAGAATTCAGAGGCTTATTCAGAGCAACGCAAGTCTGACAGCATCAAATAGCAGCGCGGCAAGAAGTTTTGGCGTTCTTGGAACTGGCATCAGTTCTGCTGCAGCTAAATTTAGTATCTATTATTTAGCATTTAAGCGACTTGCCGATGTTATTTCCGGCTGGATAAAGTCGGCTAATGACTACGTTGAGACAGTCAATTTGTTTCAGGTCTCCATGGGTGAGTTTTATGACGAAGCCTATAACTATGCCATGCTGGTCAATGACCGACTTGGCATCGACCCCGAAGAGTGGATGCGTGCGCAAGGCGTGTTCATGTCTATGGCAAACGGTTTTGGGTTAGCACGGCAACAAGCTTATGACCTAAGCGAGGGCTTGACAGAACTGGCCTATGACCTGAGTTCTCTGTATAACGAGGACACAGAACAGTCGGTCTTACGTTTACAGTCTGCTCTTGCTGGCGAAATTGAGCCTATCCGTCGCTTGGGTATCTCGATTAGTCAGGCCGCCTTACAGGAATATGCGCTTGCTCATGGCATTGATGAAAGCGTTATGTCTATGACAGAACAGGAAAAGGCATTACTGCGGAGCCTGGTTCTGATGGAGGGGGCCTCCCGGATCGGGGCTATTGGAGATTTCGCAAAAACCTTGGAATCCCCCGCAAATGCTATGAGAGTGCTGCGCCAGCAAATTACTCAGCTTGGTCGAGCGATTGGCACGGTGTTTGTCCCTATCCTCATTCAGGTAATCCCATGGGTTCAAGCATTTGTTGAGATATTGACGGAGGCAATTCAGCGGTTTGCTGTTCTGGTCGGATTTGAAATGCCGGAATGGGAAACCAATGATTGGGGAGAAGATATCAAAGAAAACGCTGACTCCGCTGCCGATTCTGTTGGCGATACAACTGACGAATTAAAAAAGCTAAAGCAGCAGCTTTTAGGAATTGATGAACTAAATATCATCGGGGCATCCAACGAAATCAAATTGGATACTGGAGAAGTCGGAAAATGGACCGACGATCTTGAAATCCCGGATATTTGGGACAAAACCGCCCTTGATGCGTTAAAAAAGCAAGTGGACGAAATCAAACCTGTTTTGAAAGACTTGCTTGACAACTATATCATTCCCATCGGTTCTGCACTGCTTGCGTGGAGAATTGCAAGGACGTTGTTTACAGATATCGGCCGCCTCAAGGCTTTGCTAGGCGGGTTGATGTTCACGGTAGGTATTTCTTTGCTAATTGACAGTGTAAAAGACATTCTTTTTGGGGATGGGCTAACATGGGAAAACATCCTAAAAGGCGCAGCTGGAGGAGCACTTGCTGGGGCTGGACTTGGCCTGCTTTTGGCTAAGAAACTTGGCCTCACTTGGGCTGGTGGAATGCTGCTTGGAGCTGTTGTCGGTCTTGGACTTTCCTTGATGGTCATGTCCATTATATCTGAAATAAAAAACGGGGTAGATGCAAAAAGTGCCCTTATTAAGGCGATTGGAGGAGCGTTAGCTGGAGGGGCTATTGGAGGACTTTTCGCCTTTAAGATGGGGATAAATCTAGCGCAAGGCGTAATAGGTGGGATTACAGCTGGAGTCGGCCTTTCTCTGGTCATAACTTCTATTATAGATATAGCGCAGAACGGGTTAGACATTGGAAATGTATTGGTGGATATGATAGGTGGTGCTCTGACTGGTGCAGGCATTGGTACTGTAATTGCAGGGGGCTTTGGAGCTGCGTTTGGGCTAATTATAGGTGTTGGAATTTCTCTTGTATTTGCAGGAATTACCGACCAAATCAGCAATGGAGAAGCAAGCATTGGCGATGCATTAATGACAATTTTGGGGTCAGCATTAGCAGGAGCGGGAATTGGCGCAGCAATCGGGTCCGCTGGAGGTCCTATAGGGACTGCTGTTGGTGCCGTTATTGGTCTCGGTGTTGGAGTTGTCCTTGAAATCGTTGGTGTAGAAGCGGCAGCAAATGCGGCGTATGCGGCGTCAGAAGATTTTGCAATCATGGCGGACATTCTTGACCGTTGCACAGAAGCGTCTGAACGCACAGACCAAGCGTTTACTAATATGAAAAATCGTTTAGAAGATTTTGATTCGTCTATTGCTGATTTCCAAGTTGCCAGACAGCTTGCAGATGAAATTTATGCAATTAATGAAAATACAGATGCGTCTGCTTATGCACTAGAGCAAATGGCGGTAAAAGTTCAAGTTCTGAACGATTTGAACATTGATGGGCTACATTTGGAAATTGATGAAACAACACAACGAGTTAAAGAAAGTAAAGCCGCTGTTGACGAGCTGATTGATTCTTTGGAGCGAGAGGCCAAAATGGAAGCCCTGCGAGAAATGCTTGTTGAGAGTTATAAAGAGCAATATCAGGCAATGCGTGATATGCAACAGGCGGCAAAGGATTATGATGCGGCCGCAGAAGCATTAAATAACACACAAAAAGAACTCAACGAAACAGACATTTTCAGTTGGGGGAAAGCCAGAGAACTTGTCGCTGCAAGAGAGAAAGAAACCGAAGCGGCAAAAGCCGCACAGGAAACATACATGCAATCGGTTCAGCTATACAGTGATCTTCAAAGTGAAACTCAAGGTCTTACAGATTCTATTATTGGGTTAAAGCAAGAAGAATCTGGAGTTGGAGACGCCGGTATTGATGGAATGGAAGATTTGAAAACGGAAATCAATCATTTTAGCCAATCTATTGATATGAGCCAGTTTGAAAATCTAGGAAAGCAAATGGCAGATAACATGTATAAGGGATTCACCAGTTCTGGCCTGCTGCAAGATGCCATCAAAAATCTCGGGAATGGCGCATCGTATAGTTCGGAAAATTCTTCTTCCCGTTCGGCCAACAGCTATTCTGTTCAGGATATCACTGCATACGCGTCCGGCGGATTTCCTGAGCATGGAGAGGTGTTCATCGCCCGCGAGAATGGGGCTGAGATGGTAGGTCAAATCGGGAATCGGACGGCGGTGGCGAACAATGACCAAATCGTTGACGGTATCGCTTCTGCTAATACCGGAGTCATCAATGCGGTCATGGCAATCGGTGCAATGATTACTAAGGCAGTCAACGATAAAGATACAACAGTTTCTCTGGATGGCCGTCAGGTGTCGAGGAGCCTGTACAAATACAACCAACAAACGCAGCGAGAAAAGGGCGCTCCCATTACATGAAAGGCAGGATAAAACGTGACATTGACTGTAAACGGAACGGATTTGACGCCTTATATTGCGTTCGGCGGCGTACAGTGGCAAAGGGCTGATGTAGACGGCCCAAATGCCACACGCTCAATCGATGATGCGTTTCTTACGAGAGATCGGATAGCCATAAAATATCGATTGGATATTACTTGCCGCCCATTGACGCTAGAAGAAGCAAGCCTCGTTCTCTCCTCTATTCTGCCCGAGTATGTCACAGTTACATATACAGACCCTATGGAGGGCGGAGATGTAACAAAGCAAATGTATTCAAACAACATCCCCGCCCAATTCCTAATCAAGACCAGAAATGGGAAAGAGTTATGGGGTGGAATCACATTCCCTCTGATTGAAAGGTAAAGAAATGGCAGTTAATCGAATTCTCGTTGGTGATATAGAAATAACGGGGATTTATAATCTGACGTCCGGAAACGTCAATTTAACTACTTCTCTTTTAAACGATGTCCTGGAAATGGACACGCTTGATTGTGACTTTAATAGTCAACTGGATAGTTCCACAATCTTGGCTACCATTGGGGAAAAGGTGGTTTACTACCATGGAGATCAGCAAAGACAAACCCTCTATGTAGATAGTATCAAACGAACTGGGCCTAGTTCCTATCATCTGTATGCGATATCAGCGGTATCCAAGCTAGACACTATGCTCCATCCCGGCGGAATTTACACCGGACAGACCGCAGAATCAATCATAAAGAATATTTGCGGTGAAATCCCCGTTATTGTAAAAAGCAATCTAAAGAATGTTAAGGTGTATGGATGGCTCCCCTATTGTAGCCCACCGAACAGCTCCGCACGAGACAATCTCAATCAAGTCCTGTTTGCTATTGGCGCTTGTCTTACTACCGATTTGAATGGTGTTTTGCGAGTGGAGACGTTTTGGGATGGAACCATATCGACAATAGATACGAAAAAGACGGACATGGCTGGCTCAGTTACAGATAATCAAAAAATTAGCGCGATCTCTGTTATTGAACATCAGTTTGCGGAAGGACAAGAAAGCCAGGAGTTGTTTAATGGCACAGCTCAGAACGGCGATCTAATCATTTTCAATGAGCCGATGCATACCCTGTCTGCTTCCGGATTTTCCGTTTTGGAAAGCGGAGCAAACTACGCAAAAATCTCTGCCGGTACAGGGACGCTTACGGGGCTGAAATATATCCACAACAAGCGAAAAATTGCAAAGGTAATCAATGAAAATGTACCTGAAAATGAAAAAGGCAAAGAAAATGCAACCCTTGTTTCTTTGGTGAATTCAGTTGCAGTTGCTGAACGGTTAGCGAGCTTCTATGCATGTAATAAAACACTTCAAGCTTCGTTTCTGACCGAAAAGGAAAAGCCCGGACAAGTTGTAAAGGTCATGGACCCATACGATCACGAAATCGTTTCTGCTTGTATTGAGTCAATGGATGTAAACATGTCCTCAACGCTGAAAGCGAATGCCGAAATGCGAATTGGATTTATTCCGTCGCAAGTTAATGATTTCAAAACATTTGATGAACGCATCGTGCTCACCGGGTCGGGAACTTACCAAATCCCGGCTGGGACTACTTTGATCCGCTATGTTTTGATTAGCGGGGCCCAGGGAGGACATTGCGGGCAAAAAGGTGGGGATGTTGGCACGTCACCGTCTGTATCCTGGACCAATCCTCCACCATTTGAGAACCAGTTACGCGGCTGCGGACTTGCGAACGGCGGTGCAGGCGGAAACGGCGGTGCTCCGGGCGCGGGGGCCAGAATCCTTGAAGGAACCCTGGATATCTCCGGGATAGACTCTATTGTATACAGCTGCGGCGTAGGTGGCCTGGGTGCTGCCTATGACCCGGATGATCCGGATGGCTCTGCCGGCAGCGACACAGAACTCGGCGCTGCAACCACAGCTGGAGCACAAGCCTCGGAGGATGGATACACAGATCCCATCACCGGGGAAAAATACGGAGGAATCGGTGACCAGGGAATCCCCGGAGGCAAGGGCGCGGGGAAGGCGGCCAAAGTCACAACCATCAACAGTGATACTGTTCAGCTCTTTGACCCCGCTGAAAACGTTACCGACGAGGACGGCAACACTTGGAACGGAGGCTTGACAGAATCCGATACAGATGATCCAGAACGTGTCGCTATGAAGGCACGAGAGAATGACGGCGCTTACATTTGGTATAGTCGAGGTTTAGGTGCAGGTGCAGCTGCTGGTAAAAATGGTAACGGCCCCGGGCCCGATGCATCAGTGTCTGTACGCTCGTCATCAATTAAGGCTACTGCTGCATCTGGTGTAAATGGCGCGACACCAACCCTGACGCCAAAAAAGCCTACCCAATATGGAAAAGGCGGCCGCGGCGGTTATGGCGGCGGCGGTGCCAGCTCAGGAGGGCTTGCCGTCGGCTCCACGGATTCCTCGGATTACACGGTATCAATCACCGCTGGAACCGGGGGAATAGGCGGTAATGGCGGTCCTGGGGGCCCTGGCGGAGATGGCTGTATCATCCTGTACATCAGCCGACGCGTTCCACAGGAATGCGGGCCGCTGGTGACTTCGGATACGAAGTGGTTTTTGGACAAGTATGGCCGAAGATTTATCACTTGAGGAGGTACAAATGGCAACAATTGAAGAACTTACTGCAAAAGTTGCTGAACTCGAACAACAGATGGCAGCAATCACGGCCCCGCCTACCGAGTATTACACCAGTGCTTACAGTGGAGAAGAAATTGATGCGGCTGTCAAAAAAGTGTCTGAAGGATTGGCTGGTGGCGTGACCTCCTTCAACGGCCGGAGTGGCGTGGTGGTGCCCCAGGCCGGGGACTACACTGCGGCTATGGTTGGGTCGGCTCCAGCGCAAAACGATTCCGATTATTCGGGGTGCTATTATCGCATGAATGGGGCCGCGAAAGAGTGGATCAATCCGCCCATGCAACTAGGCGTCGAATACCGTACTGCTGGGCGGTACAACAGCAAACCTGTGTATGCCAAAGCAATTAGTTTCGGTCAAGCACCAAATGCCACATACAAAGACGTCTCTCATGGGATAGAGAATTTCAGCCAGCTTGTCTCATACACAGGGATGATGGGGGGCGCCAATCTGATCGAAACGCCTGCGCTTGACAGTATTCAGATCAATGCGTCTAATATCCGGATCACGACAAATGCGGATGTATCCGCCAGTTATGTATATCTGGTATTACGTTACACAAAAACAACCGATTGAGGAGGGCACATGAAGATCATCAAATATCAGCTGGCAACAGAGATCAACCACGGCACTCCCGAGGAGCCGGACATCGAGACAGTGCTCTCCGGTGTTACGATGCCCTACACGGAGGCATCTTACGCCACCGCCCAGGCGGAGGCATATCAAGGGCAGATTACCGTGGAGGACGATGGACAGCCGGAGCCGGAACCGGGAGCCGAGGACATTACTCTTGATATGCTGGCAGACCATGAGGAACGCCTGTGTATGCTGGAACTCACCACAACCACTGTATGACAAGAAAGGAGCAGGACCATGACAACTGTATACAATCTTTGCAAGCTGCTGATTGACCGGGGCCGCACTGACGGCCTTCAGGAGAAGATGGACGTGTATCTCGCCGCCGACAGGCTGACCCCGGAGGAATACAGCGCCCTCAGTAAGATGCTGACTGCGGAGTCGGCAGAGTAAGGAGGTCCCAATGGACGAGAAGTGTATTCTGGACCCGCAAAGGGACTGCCTGGGCCTCCAGAAAGCCAACATGCTGGAAAAGCAGATGTCGGAATGGCGGGAGGCATCCCGCAGCACCCACAAAGAACTCTTTAACCGGATGCGGGAACTGGAAAAGGCGGAGGCCGCCCGGAATGAGCAGTACGACAATATCATGGAGAAGCTGGACCGGCTGATCGCATGGCAGGAGGCCGAGCAGGCCAAGCCGAAAAAGCGGTGGGAAGCTATCGTGGACAAGTCCGTGTGGGCGGTTCTGGCGGCTGTGATTGCGTTTATTTTGGCCCGCATTGGGCTGTAATTTGAAAGGAGCTTACTTATGACTACCAACGAAATTCTGAACAAGTACACCACTGGCGAAATGACCCTGCCTGAGGCGAATGAGGCGATGAGGGAGGCGGAGGCGGGCTTTACCCTGGACCCCAACCGCAATGTCATCACTCAGGAGGAGTTCGTGGCGACCACGGCAGGGGAGACCCCCGACACCGTCAACGGCTATGGCCTGATGGACCACGGAGTAGGCTGCCTGGAGAAGGTTCATGTGGTGAACGGCAAGACCGTGGATGTGAACATGGGCGCCGAGACCGCCTACGTGTACATCGCAGGGAAGAAGTACGAACTGAAGGGCGACACCCTGGTGGAACCGGAGGGCTGAGTATGGACATTTCTTCTCTCGGAATTACAGGCGTGGCGGCTATCACCATCATCTGCCTGCTGATTGGGCAGGGCGTGAAAGCGTCCTCTCTGGACAGCAAGTTCATCCCCATCATTTGCGGTGTCTGCGGTGCTGTGCTGGGTGTGGTAGGTATGTTCCTCATGCCTGACTTCCCGGCCACGGACTACATCACCGCGGCGGCTGTGGGCATTGTGAGCGGCCTGGCTGCTACCGGAGCCAACCAGGTAATCAAGCAGCTGGGAAGTGACAGTAAATGAGCTACACGATAAAGGAGCAGCTGGCGAACTCCGGGAACTATGGCGGTTCCCGGAACGCCAGCCAAATCCGGTATCTAGTGTACCACTACACTGGAAATGACGGGGACAGGGCGGCAAACAACGCAAAGTATTTTCAGAACAACATCGTCAAGGCCAGCGCCCACTACTTTGTCGATGATACTACAGTCTGGCGGTCTGTGCCTGATCTAAAAGTGGCATGGTCCGTTGGCGGCAGCAAGTACGCCAACGCCGATAAGACTGGCGGCGGCACCATGTACGGCGTTATCAGCAACACCAACAGCCTTTCCATTGAGATGTGCGACACCATCCGGAACGGTGTCTATCAGGCCAGCGAGGCCACGCTTTCCAACGCTGCCGCTCTGGGCCGGGCACTGATGGAAAAGTACGGCATCCCCATTGAGAACGTGTACCGTCACTTTGATGTGACTGGGAAACATTGCCCGTCGTACTTGGTGAACGCCCAGAAGTGGGCAGAGTTCAAGAAGAGACTGGAGGTCAAGATCATGGACAATACACCGTCTCCCGCCCACAAGGAGGGCGTGGAATGGGCCATTGCAAACGGCATCCTGACGGGCAACAGCGAGGAGGACCTAATGCTCTCCCAGCCCGTTACCCGGCAGCAGATGTGTACGATGCTGTATCGGTTTTGGAAGCTGATGGGAAGGACGTGAAACTGTGGCAACTGCCCGTGTCAGATTACCGGATAGCCTGGATGGCCTTATGCGCTCCGAGATGGAGACGGCCATCCTGGAAGCTAATCTTGGGAACGACGATACGGACATTGCCCGGCGCTACCTGATCGACCAGGTCCCGCAAATCGACATTGCAGCGGAGTTCGGCTGGGAGCGGTCTACCATCTCTCACCGAGTCAAACGGATTCTCCACAAAGTTGAAAGCACAGCTCAAAAACTACATTTCACATAATTTCACCTAAACCCCGCTTGGGCACCACCCAGGCGGGGCCTTTTTTTGCGAAAATATCATCAGAAGGACGTAAGGAACAAGGGCTGGTACACGTCGCCGCCCTCCTTGCGGCCTCCTGATTTCTTACATAAGGACGTGTTTTAAGTTGATTCTGAATGGTTCAGAACTGGTGGCCCGGCTGGTGGCCTGCGGCTTTACGGAGTCCACAGCAAGAGACACCTGCGAGAAGTATGCGGCGGAGGGAGACTTCTCCGGATTGGAACGGTTTATCCGACAGAACGAGCTTTTGTACGATGACAGGAAACAGTACGTTTGAATATTACAACGCCAATAGAGACGGAAAGAACGTAGGCGATTGCACCGTCAGGGCAATTTCCGTTGCCCTAGATCAGGATTGGGACACCACCTATTGGGGACTATGCTGGGAGGGCTACCTTGCCGCAGATATGCCGTCAGGAAATCCTGTTTGGGGCAAATATCTCCGTCGTAAAGGCTGGCGGCGCTATCTACCAGAGTACGAGGATATAACTGTGCAGGAGTTCGCTCATCAGCATCCCTACGGCGTCTATCTGCTGGCATTGGACACTCATATTGTCTGCGTCTTTGACGGGCGCATCGTAGATACTTGGAACAGCGGTGGAAAGACCGTGTTGTATTACTGGATGGAGGATTGAGTATGCCATATCAATATATGCCCGGCTATCAGCCGTATTATCAGCCGCCTATGGCGGACCAGCTTGCACAGCTTCGTGGGGCACAGTATCAGCCCATTCCCCAGCAGATTCCGCAAGTACAGCCCCAGCAGGCGCAGACTGGTGGGCAAAGCATTGTATGGGTGAGCGGGGAAGCGGAGGCAATGGCCTATCTGGTGGCCCCCAACAGCGCCGTGGCGCTTTGGGACAGCAACGCTCCCACCATCTATCTCAAGCAAGCAGACGCTTCTGGCAAGCCGTCCATCAAAGTCTATGATCTTGTGGAGCGCACTCAAAAGCCTGTGCAGGCTTCACAGCCCCCTGTAGTAGAGTATGCACCACTATCCCGCGTGGAAGCTCTGGAGGCTCGTCTGAATGAGCTAACAGTGGTAAAGGAGATGCCTGTCAGAACCACAAAGAAAACAACCACAAAGGAGGATGCGGAATGAACCCCTTTTTCAATGCAATGGGAGGAAATCGTCAATCCAACATGGTACAGCAATTTGTGCAGTTTATGCAACAAATGCGCGGCAAAGACCCCAACGCAATTATCAACGAAAAAGTGTCCAGCGGGGAGCTGACACAAGCTCAGCTTGACCAAATCCAAAAGCAGGCCCAGCAGATGCAGGGGATGTTTGAGGGAATACGGGGAATGTTTGGGAAATAACTTCGATCAAAATCCCGGCCGGGTTTTGAAAATA